GAGGGTCTCAACTATGTCCATGCAATTGTTGAGCATTTGCAGGACGTTGGGGTGGTAGTCTTTGTCGTTGATTACAAGTTGCTCTGCTTTGTGGAGCAAAAACCACACTTCGGTGGCCTTGTCGTAGGGGGTGAGGGTCATGGGAGTTGGGCGATGTAGCGGTGGGCGTGGTCTGTGTTGATCCAGTAGTGGCGATCGGTGCCGATCTTGAAGCACACATCCCAGATCAGAAACGTGGCGATGCGGCGGTCGACTTGCAGCAGGTCGCAGAGCCAGGTCACGGTCTCGGGGAAGGATTCCGTGGGGGCGCGGTGGATGGGGGAGTGATAGGTCATGGGCGGCGGCGGTGTAGTTCGTCGGCATAGGCGAAGGCTTGGTCCTCGTAGTAGCCCTCACGGACTGGGTCGAAGGACCGCATATTGGCCGCGGCGGCGCGGCAGTCGCGGATCACCCAGCGCAGGGCGCGGGTGTCGAGGGTTTCAGCACGGGAGCGCCAGGTGGCGAAGTCCTCGGGGGTGGCATATCCAGGTTTCATGCGTCGGCATCCAGTAGGGGGAACAGGGCCGACTTGACGTCAGCCACGGTGGGGCCGGACACAACTTGGGTGCCATAGCAGCCGTAGAAGCTGCCTTCGTCCTCGGTGATGTAGGCCACTGCTTGTGGATTGGGCGCGTCAGTGGGGAGGCGCCATATAAACTCGAGGTAGCCGGGGCAATCGGCCCGGCGAGAGTTGTAGCGGGGTGCGGTCATGCTGGTTACAGCTTGGGTGGATGGTGCCCCAGGAGGGGCGATACGACATAGGCGGATTTGAACCGCCATACAGAAAGCCCGCTCTCGGGGGAGAGCGGGCGGACTGCGCCTTGCCTGGCTTGCGCCAGGTATGTCGTAGAAAAATCTTGTGCTGCACAAGCCGTGCAGCGGGCAGGTCCGGGTCGCATTATTAGTGCGGTGCTCCGGGCTTATTTCCATAGGTACGGCATACGGATCTCGCCCCAGTTCACCAGGGTTGAGTCGAGCTTCACCGCTCCCACACGCTTGCTTCGTAGGACCCGCAGGGTCCGCACCTAGGCAAGCCACCGCTGGCGCGGTGTGTGGGTAGCGTCAGGCTACCGCTCCTATTTCCCCATACCATCCAGGTCGGTTAGGGCCACACCGCTCCCGCGGCACACGTGGCTTGTCCCTCTGGCGAGGCCTCGATTCAGACGATACGTAGATGCAACCGAAGGCTATCGCCGCCCGTGGTGTACACCCCGGCCTGACCGGAGCAGAACGCTGCTCCAACAGTCAGACTCATTGTCCGGTACGTCTTCCCTCTCAGCTGGGCAGGCTCGGCCGCCACGATTCCGTGGGCGGACTTGACACTGCGCTCGGCATAGTTGTTGTGGGATATGGCGCGGCTTCCAGCCGCATTCAATTAGCGCATAGGCTCACACTATGGGTTAAGGTTGCGAACCGGCCGGAGCCCGTTCGTTGGATCCAGCATTGCATACGCTCCGCGGATCTGTCAAGCCCCCGCGACAAGGCGGGGGATCGATCGGGGCCCGGGGGGAACCAACCCTAGGGGTTGAGCTCCGCATGCCGGGGGCCCGGCCGATGGATCCAGCATTGCATACGCTCCGCGGATCTGTCAAGCGATCCGCGGGGGAACCGCGGGAACCGTTGACGGAAACGCGCGGCATGCGCGCGCATGAGCCAGTATTGCATGGCCTGCCGCGGCTGTCAAGCCTCCCAGCTGAGTCTCATGAGTCTCACCGAGACGGCCTGAGTCTCAGGTGAGTCTCAGCAATCCAACCCTGAGTCTCAGGTGAGACTGGGACACATGCGTACGGCACGTCCAACTCGTCAGGAAAAATGTATATATATATGTACGCCCACAATTAGCTATAAGTCCAGGTACGCACACTTAGTAACACTCCCTACCTGCGCGCTCGGGGGCTGTAGCTACTCTCCGCCCATGGACGAAGACCAGGTGCGGCTGCTGATCGAGGGCGCGATTCGCGACCACGAGATCCGCGTGGCGGCCATTAGTGGCGTGGTCGGGGCGCTTTTGCTGGTGGGCACCTGGCACGCGATCTGGTTGAGTCGGTAGCTCGGGCGCTTAGAGCTCCGCCTGGTAGCAGGCATCTAGGTAGTCGACGACCTCGGAGGGAGCGGGGGTCGGGGGTATCGCGTCTTGCACCACGATGATCTGGTGGATGCGCGGGCTGCGCGACAGGAACTTCAGCATCCAGATTTCGTAGAAGCGCAGGGGGCGCAGGGGTAGGGGGGCCATGGCTAATCGGTGAACATTTCGTGGCTCCAGCTCAGCTCGGTGCGGAGGCGCCGGAGAGCCCGCTGGTAGACGGTCTTGACGCGGTGGCGAGAGATGCCGAGCTCGGTGGAGAGTTGCTGCATTGTGCCGCCGCGCAGGAAGAGGGTGGTAATGATGTGCGCTTCGTCGGGGGGCAGGCCGGCGAGGGCGCCCAGGACCAGGTCTTCGCGCTCGGTGGAGAAGAGGGTGGCTTCGGGGGAGGCGGACAGCGGGGGGTTGGGGTGGCTGATCACCTCGGTGATGTCGGTGTCGGAGTTGGGGGTGAGGCCGTCGAGGTAGACGCAGTCGGTGACGGCGCAGACGGTGATGGTGTCAGCAATGCGGGCGGCCGGCAGGCCGAGCTCGGTGGAGATGGTGTCGACGGAGGGGGCGGCGCCGTGGGTGGCGGTGTATTGGTTGACGAAGCGGCGGATCTGGAAGAGGGTTTCTTGCGTGTTTATGGGGAGGCGAATGAGGCGGGCGTGGTTGTACAGGGCGCGGGTGATGGATTGGCGCACCCACCAGTAGCTGTAGGTGCTGAAGGCGTAGCCGCGGGTGGGGTCAAAGAGTTCGATGCCGCGGATTAGGCCGATGCTGCCCTCTTGGATTAGGTCGCCGAGCTCGAGGCCGCGGTGCTGGTAGCGCTTGGCGATGTGTACCACGAGGCGCAGGTTGGTTTGGACCATGACGTCCAGGGAGCGGCGGCCGGCGCGCACGATGGAGGCAGGGGCGGCGCTGCGGTCGGGCTCGGTGGTGCCCGGGGGTGTGTAACGCACCCAGGCTTGGATGCGGCGGGAGTGGCGGAGTTGGGCTTCGCGGGACAGGATTGGGTGTCGCGAAATGTTGGTCAGGTACTGGTTTATGAGGTCGGACATGGCTTAGGCGAGGGGCGCCGAGGAGTGCCTAGATAGCGCGAGTTCGAGGGCTGTGTACACAACCGCGTAGAGGTTGGCGCTGATGGTCCGATCGCTGCTCCATGTGCTGTTGATTAGGGGGCCCAGCTCCGCGGGGGGTAGTAGGGAGGTGGCTAATGCGGCCGGGTCTACTACTGGCGGTTCTGGGGGCACGGGTGGAGGTTAGGGGGATTGTGGCGTAGTTAGAAGGGCGTTCACTTGAAAGTGCAGATCGTCCAGGGTGCCATCATTGTTGATCAAATGGTGGAAGCCTAGGGAATAATCGTTAGTAGGATCACTGAGGAGCTTCAAGGAGTCGAGGCCGCCCTCGGAGGCGTGGGTGGTGGAGCGGGGGGTGCCGGTGCGCTCGACGGACCAGAGTTGGGCGTCTAAGCGGGCGAGCAGGTTGGCCTCATTTAGGAAACGCATGTCGTCTACAACAATACGGTCGTAGCCCTCGGAGGTGAGCCGCATGTAGCGGGCTGTCCAGCAGCGCAGCCAGATGTCGGTGTGGATGCAGGTGCGGCCCCATTCGGTGCCGATGGTGCGCAGCAGGTGGCGGGAGTCGATGCGGGGGTCGATCTCGTAGATCGGGGCGCTTTTGTGGATGTGGGTCAGGTCGTGGGCGTCGGTGGGGGAGTAGCCGAAGTTCTCGAGGAGGACGCGCACCATGTCCTTCAGGGGTTCGGCGAAGCTGAGACGCGCGAAGTTGTGGTGGGTGATCAGGTGGTCGGCGATGGCGGATTTGCCGGAGCCGGCGGCGGGGGAATAGATGCCGATGAGCATGGTCAGGCGTTGAGGAAGGTGGGGTGGATTAAAACGAGCATCCAGGCGTAGACGGCTTTGGCGGCCTCGGTGTAGACGGCGGGAGGCTCGGTGCCGTTGTTCGTGGGGTCGCCTAGGACTTCCCAGAGCATGCGGGCTAGCTGTTTCTGGTTGGCGGCCAGCACCGAGTCCTCGCACAGGAGGTGGGCCATGCTCGCTAGGACGTGGTGGCTGGCGTGCTCGAAGCTGAGACCTAGTTCTTCGGTGAGCTCTTTGTAGATCTCGAGGGTGGCGTAGCTATCGGGAGCTTCCAGCTCGGTGGGGTCGATGCCCTGGGCGTGGGCGCGTTGGTAGAGGAGGGCGCCGCCGATGACGTTGCTGACGAAGGCGTGGACGGGGGTGGGTCGGGTCATCCGCGTGCTCGGGTAAATCGTTTGATGCGGGCTTCGAAGTGCTGCATGTACTGGGTCAGCTTGCGCGGACTGAGCTCCTCGATCTGAGGAGCTTCATCGGGGATGGCCACGACGATTAGGGCTCGGGTGATGTTGAGCCCTTGAGGCTTGTAGACGTAGTTGGCGGCGGCGGTGTAGGCGGCAACTTGTAACGAATACTCGTACATCTTGGCTGGGTTGCGTATTTTATCTGCGGTCTTCCAATCAAGCAAAGTAGGCTGTTCGCCGTCGTCGTCCATGTAGGCGATGCAGTCGAACGTGCCGGCGTAGCGGAGGGGGTGATAAATGGCGCCCTCCATCACGAGCGGCTTGTCGATGCGGCGCAGGAAGTCGCGGCTGCTTTTCCAGTAGGGAGTGTTAAGGAAATCGAAAGCGGGCTCGGTGCCGTCGGTCAAGAAGCGCTCGACGTGGTCGTGGTGGCGGGTGCCGCGGAAGGCGGCCAGGGAGCAAATGAAGTCGGCGCGGGCTTCCCCGACGGACTCGCGCCATTGCTCGAGGCCGGAGCTGTCGCGGGTGTTGGACAGAATGGTGGTGACGGAGCTGCAGGAGCCGAGTGGGGTGGAGTAGGTGCGGTCGCCGTTGGCGTGAGAGCGGACGGGCTCGTATTTGGGGAGGCCGCGGATTCGGCTAGCCGTCATAGGGGACGCCTTCGATGGGGAGCAGCAGAGCGTTGGCGTCGCAGCGGAAGACTCGCATGAGATCCACGAGAACGTTGGGGTCGATCAGTTTGGTTTTGCCGCTGGCCAGGCGGCCCAGTGAGTAGGTCGACATGCCGGCGGCGTCAGCTACGTCCTTCAGGGTTGACTCGGTTCGGAACAAATGGAAGCGGATGTTGCGGCCGAGGAGTTTGGTGGTGTCCATCAGGTGCGTAAAAAAGGGGGCGTGATCGCCCCCGGGAGTTGGGTCAGGCGGCCGGAGCGGCGAAAGGATCGTCGCCATCAAAGAGGCGGGTAAGGTCGCAGGTCAGTTCGTCGTAGCGGGCTTGGAGGTCCGCTTTGACGGCCTTCGGTGGGGCGGCGACCAAGGTGTACTCGGTCTTTTTGCCTTCACCGGTTTTGCCGATCTTGATGTCGTAGGCGGTGGGGTCGCCGTAGTCCTCGTCTTTGATGAACTTGAACAGTTGGTCCATCAACGTCTTCTGTGTGATCTGGAGGATCTTGAAGTCGTTGGCGCTGTAGTCGTAGACCAGGCCGGCGAGAAAACGCTTAATGGTCTGGAAACCTTCCTGCTGTCGGATGTTGGCGGGGAGTTCTTCGGGTTTGGTTTCCCAGCGGACGGGCTTGTTGTCGTCAGTCCAGGCTTCGAAGCCGGTTATGCCGGTGCCGAAGAAACGGACGCGGACCTCACCGTCGATTTTGGCGGGGTTCAGATAGCGACCAGAGCCGGAGGTCTCCTTTGCGATCTCCTCGATGGCGGTTATGGAGAGAAAAGTCATGTGGCGGGATCCCTTGTGTAGTGGATGTAGTGCCGGAAACCAGAGCGTTGAGCTCGGTCTCACATGCGCATCCTACACAGGTGGTGGGGGCGTGTCAAGAAAACCGCGCAGACATGCAGAAGTGGATGTGCTCTGTCGGGCTCGGGTGGATGAGTTGCGACATCCGAGGGATCCGGCTAGCGTGAGATACGGCCAAGAAAAAACCCCCCGCTGGTCGGCGGAGGGTTGGTTGGTCTTCTGTTGTCTCAAATGCTAATGGAAAACACGCGAATTGCAAATGGTTCGGACCAACTCAAAGGTCGAGCCATAGAACTGTTGCGGAAAAACGTATTCCCTGATTGGTGGACGTTTGTTCCGGTAGCTGGTAAAGCCACCTTTGTCAAGGAATGGAGCACAAAACCGCTCAGCCGCGACCTCTGTGAGCAGGCCTACAAGGCGAACTCGGGGTATCACGGGCTCGGGGTGGTCACCGGCGAGTTCAGCGGGGGGCTGATTGCGCTCGACATCGATGGGCCAGCGGCCGACACGCGCTACGAAGAAACAGCGGGGAGCGGCTACGACGCCTACGGCGCCGAGCGCACCATGTCGTGGACGTCGGGTAAGCCCGGGCGCCGGCAGCTGCTGTACAGGGTTCCAGCCTCGGTGGTGCCCGAGTTGCGGCACGTCAAGACGCTGATCCTGCGGCAGGACGGCGTGTGGAGGCTGGGCCACAGCGACGTAGAGCGGCACACGAAGCAGGGGGACGCCGCAGCGGAGCAGCCCTACGAAGAGGTCGTGCTGCGCTTCAACCAATGCCAGAGCGTGGTGCCGGGCAGCCCTCACCCGGACACCAAGCGGCCCTACCAGTGGCTCAACTACAACGGCGGCGAGGTTGCGCTGGCGCCCGAGTGGGTGCTGGATGTCCTGCGCAGCTTCCGCAAGCCAGTGCAATGGCTCAGCGACGCCGATCAGAAGGCGCTGGACGCCGAGCTCGGGGAGACGGCAATCCCGAGCCGGCAGATACGCGGGTGGTTCTTCAAGGAGGAGGTGCAGAAGTTGCTCCGGCCTCGGCTGACTGATCTGGTGTTCAACCATCCGACGTTCGGCAAGTACGGGTGGAAGGAGCGCGGTGGCGACAATCCGCAGGGCATGAGCGGCTGCCCGTGGCACGGCGGGAAGAGTGGTACCAGTTTTCAGTACTCCATGACGACCGGGTGCTGGGACTGCAAAGCGTGCGGTGTCGGTGGAGACGTGCTCGATTTCGTGCACAAGGCCACCGTGGGGGATCTGTACGCAGAGCGGCCGCAGGGGCCCGACCTCGAGCGGTATGTGGCTGAGATAGCCGGGAAGCTGGGCTTGAACTACCCCGAAGACGCCCGGGCGCAGGTCCAGAAGGAGGTGCCGCAGGTGCGGATGTCCTCGGTGGAGTTCTTCGAGGAGCTGGGGCGGATCTACGACAGCGAGCGGAATCCGTCGGTGCGGTCGGATCGCATGGCGCAGCTGGCTGTGGAAACCGGCCGGCGGATGAACGGAAAGGACTGTGAGTCCGCCCTCGGTGAGTACCGCTACAAGAAGTCGGCGGATGCGCAGAACACTTCGGCGCGGTGGTTTGACGAGGTTGACGATCAGAACTACGTGATCCCAAACCTGCTGGTCAGGCCCGGGCAGGTGATCATGCACGCCTCGGGCGGGGTCGGGAAGACCTCGGCGTGCCTGGGCCTGGCCAAGGCGGTGTTAAGCGGGCGCCCTATGCGGGTGCGGGGCATCGACGTGAATGTGGTGCAGGGGCCGGTGCTGTGGATCCAGTCGGACCAGACGCTGGCGAAGCTGAAGCGCGACCTGCAGGACAACGACATCGATCCAGCAGACCCGAATTTCCGGGTCATCCGCGGCTTTCAGCTCAACCACATGCGGGAGTTTGCGGATTGGGTGAGGCAATACAAGCCTGTGCTGGTGATCGTCGATTCGATCGGCTCGTGCTCGAGCCGCATGCAGGTCTCGGAGATCGAGAAGGCCTTTGCAACCCCGCTCTACTGGTACAACGAGGCCAATGGCAGCCCAGCGGAGGACGGCTTCCCTGCGTGCTCGATCATCTGGATCCACCACGACAACGCCAACGGGGAGGTGCGGGGCAACCGCTACCTGATCAATGCCGTCGATGAGCAGTGGCATCTACGCAAGCTCAAGGATGAGGAGCGGGAGGCGCTGCGGGAGCGCGGCACCAACCCGGCCTCGGTGCGGATGATTCAGATCAAGAAGAGCCGCGCTGGCCGGGAAGGTGACCTGCTGAAGGTGTCGCGTGACGAGAACTTTGCGTACTCGGTGGACGACTACACCCCCACGGTGCGCATGGAGGACGACGGGCAGGGAGATGCCGATCCATTCACCCAGGTGCTGGACATCGTCAAGCAGGGCTGCAAGGCCCAGGAAGCCGAGGAGCGGGTTCGGGTGGGGCTGACTAGGGAGGAGGTGTGGCGGAAGCTCCTGGGGCTCATGCAGGGAGCCCGTGGAGACCGTGCTCGGGTGCCATCGCAGAAGACGGTGGGGAGGTGGCTGGATAGGTGGGTGGAGGACGGGTTGATGGTGAGTGAGCGGGTGCCAAACACCAAGGGGCGAGCCTTCCTGATCTACCGAACCTCGCGCGCGTTGTCTCTAAATTCGTGTCCTTTGTCCGAACCTATACCAGAGTTCTTCCAGCGCAAGGGATCTAGTTCGGACAGCACCGAGGGCGAAGAGCAAGTTGTCCGAACCGAAGACGTGGTTACCGAGGACGCTGGCGCTTTAGCGGCTGAGGTGACTGCCGGTTCGGACACGCCAAAATCTGTCCAAACTAAGAATCCAGTTGACGACAGCGATATAGGGGTGGTTCGGACAAAGGACATCCCCACAGGCACTACACGCGCGCCCGCGCGCGAGGAGCCTGAGGAGGTGTCCCCTTGCTGGGAGGCGGAGGACTACCCGGGTGGCTGGTGAGT